CGTGCGCCGGACAGGGAGTCGGGGATGTGCTCCCGGTAGGACTCGCCGGGCTGGATCGGTTTCTGGCAGTGGGCGCAGATTTTCACCGGTACTCCCTCATCAGTGCGCGCAGTGCGACGCCGGTCGGGCAGGCGTCGGGGTCGTCGACGCACGGCTCGCAGGTGGGGGCGTGGTCCAACAGGGTGAGGTAGGCCTGCTGGTGGACACACGCCCGGCAGCCGCGAGGGAACGTCAAGATGCCATGCTCATCGCGGGGTTCGCCGAACGCTACAGCGGTCGCCGTGTCGAGGATGGTCTCGCACCACACGCAGAGTGCGCCGCGTACCTGGCCCGGCAGGAGCCCGCTGAGGGTGGGGATGGTGAGCAGGCGGATAGCGTCCGCTGGTGTTTTGTTCGCGGTGTCCGACATGCTCACGCCTCCACAGTCACGGGTTGGGCTCACACCTGTGACCGTAGGAGTCTGGGAAGGGCGTAGCGCACACAGATTTGTGTGCGCTGTGTGCCTACAGGCCGACCCAGGCAGCCATCTGTGACAGCGTGTCCGGGGTCCGGCGGGCGATGTGCACCAGCCCGCTGATCGTCTCCCGGGCACCCGGGTGGTAGCGGGTCTGCTCGGGTGCCGCCCGACGTGCTTCGACCAGGTGCGTGAGTGATGCTTCGGTGCGGCCGGTCTCCATTTCGGCGCGGGCCTGGTCGATGAGGAAGTGCGCCCGCCGGGACGTCGCGAGGGTGGTGGGGAGCCGGACTGTGCGCGCCTGGGTGAGCGCGTCGTCGTAGCGGCGCATCTCCACCGCGGCGGACATGCGGTGCATCGCCACGTTGGCGGGCCCGAACGACAGCCAGTGCACGCTGCTGGCGTCGCCGATGCCGGCGGCGATCTCCTCCGCGGCGGCGAGGTGGTCGTCGAGGGCGGTCTGCTGGCGGGCCCTCGCGGCGAGCACGGACCCGCCGAGGTGGATCTGCCCGCGTACCGCGGCAGCCTCCCGACCTTCGGGGGCTTGGTCCACTGCGGTCAGGCCGGCGGCGATGAGGCGCCGGCCGATCCGGTATTCGCCCTCCCTGAAATAGACGAGGGCGCGCATGTATTGGCGGACGGCGGACAGGCAGGGGTCGGAGGCGCGGTCTGCGGCCCATGCCATGCGGTCGAGGGCGACGGCGGAGAGGTCGTAGTAGCCGAGTTTGACGGCGATGTCGTGGGCGGTGCGGTAGGTGGAGGCCAGTGCCTGCCACAGCTCTGTGCTGGGGGTCTGCCATGCGGCGGTGGTGAGTTCGGCGATCGTGCCCGGGAGCGCGACCGCTGCGTTGCGGAGGCGGGTCGCTCGGACCTGTTGGCAGAGGTGGTCGGCTGCTGCGGCAAGGGCGGGTGTGGGGCGGACCTGCTGGTCGGGGTCGGGGCCGAGGTCGTACAGGTCGAGTGCCTCGCGGATGGGGCGGACGAGGGCAGTGAGGCGGTCTTGTTGGAGTTCGGTCACGTAGGGCTGTCCTGTGAGGGCGGTGACGTCGACGCGTAGAGCGTGGGCTACGGCCGCGGTGAAGTCGATGCTCGCTACTCGCGCGCCGCGTTCGACCGCGTTGATGAGGCTTTGGGAGTAGGGGATGCGCTGCGCCAGTTCGCGTTGTGTGAGTCTGGCGAGTTTGCGTTGTTCCCGGATTCGTGCGCCGGTGCGGTTGTCGTCTGGTGTGGGCATACTGGTCTCCGTTCCTTGCAGCCACTTGGGACGGTACGCGTGCAATTGCAGGCGTGTCAGGCGTCCGCCCCCGATTCCGTCTGGATCGGGGGCGGTTGCGTGTCCGGGCGCCCGCGCGGTGGGATGGGGATCATGACTCGCACCCTGTACCTGTTCGGCTCCGCGGCCCCGCCCGTCCACGACATCGCGGCCGTCATCGCAGACGCCCAGGCGCGGGGGTTCGATGTGTGTCTCGGGTTGACGCCGACCGCGGCCCGCTGGCTCGGCGACCAGCTCCCGGCACTGGAAGAGCTGACCGGGCACCCGGTGCGGTCCGAGTACAAGCAGCCGGGCGATCCGGATGTGTGGCCGAAGGCGGATGTGATCGCGTTCGCTCCGGCCACCTTCAACACGATCAACGCGTGGGCGCTCGGCTTGACGCGGGAGTTCGTGGTCGGCGTTGTGGCGGAGGGGATCGGGAAGGGCATCCCGATCGTGGCGATGCCGTGCGTGAACGCGGCCTACGTGCAGCATCGGCAGTTCGAGCGGAGCGTCGGCGAGCTGCGGGAGATGGGCGTGACGGTGCTGTACGGGGAGGGCGGCTTCGAGCCGAACCAGCCGGGCCAGGGGAGGCCGTCTGAGTACCCGTGGCCGCTGCTGCTCGAGGCTGTCGAGCGGGCTGTAAATCGGCGTACTGCGGATGAGTGATTGGGCCCCTGGCTCGCTAGGCTGGGGTCATGCCCCCTCCCCTTTCCGCCTCTGGTGGCGTGCGTCCTGCTGCGGTCGTGAATGCGGAGATTCGTGCGCTGTGGCAGGCGGCTGGCGGGGTGTTGTCGGTGGAGCAGCGGGCGTTGTATGGGCGGCTGCTGGTGGAGTGGGAGCAGGCGGTACGAGCTGAGGGGGAGCAGGCTGCCTGAGTCTGTAGACAGGACTACAGGCAATCTGTAGAGTGGTCTACAGATGGAGCGAAGGGCGCTCCAGGAGGGGACCACCATGCAGCGCTACGAACTCGACGCCTTCCTCGGTGACGACCATGGACTCGACGAGGAGCAGATCAACGAACTCCTCGCCAAGGCCGACGAGATCGAAGAGCGTTGCGACGCCGACCCGGACGAGATGGGCGAGGAGCTGGTCGCCGCCTACCGCCTCATGCGGGAGAACCCCGGAGAGGTCGTGAAGGAACTGGCCGACCGTCGCCTCGCAGCGAGCATCGCCGAGCTGAACGCGCTGGCCGGTCTCCGGCAGGCCGCCATCGTCCTGATCGAGCGTGGCGACTTCACGGAGTCCGGGTTCTCCCGAGCAGCCGGGGTGGACCGCATGACCGTCCGCAAGTGGCTCGGCAAGCGGTAGCCCGCTGGGCCATCACCGGTTGTTGATGGCGAGGTAGATCGACCGCTCATCCCCCAGACCCGCCGCCGACAGCCCCTACGCGTACTGGCGGCGTTGCGGATCCAACGCCAACGCCTGCGGCGACGAATCGCCGCCGTCGCCGTCGTGGTCCGTACCGCCATCACGGCGACACACCAACACGTCCGGATCCCACGCTGGCACCTGCAAGCTGTAACCGGCGGGGCACGACGGCCCGGCCGGACCCCGCTCCCCCCGCTCCCCCTGCTCGCCCGCCTCGCCCCGCTCGCCCTGCGGGCCGGCCGGACCCTGCGCACCCTGCGGACCCACCGGGCCCACGGCACCAGCCGCGCCCGCCGGGCCTGTAGCACCGACCGCGCCCGGCTTCCCTGAAGGGCCCACCGGCCCAGACGGGCCGACCGCACCCGGCGCACCATCCACACCGTCCACACCCGGCGGTCCCGTCACCGACACACCCGGCTCACCCTGCGAACCCGCAGGCCCCACCACAGGAGTGGCACCCAGCCGTTCAACTTGCCGGGCGAGCGCGGTGCGGGCAGCGTTCGCCGCACGAAGATCGTCATTCAGCGCCTGCACACTCAGCAGGATGTACGCCAGTGCCGTCCCGAACGCCAGCGCTGCGAGCACCACCCATACGTCGCCGCGCCGCCAGCGGCGTTGCTCCGCCCGTATCTCGACCCGGCTCACGCTCATGACCCCCGTGTCAGAAGGATGATGACGGGCAGAAGGATCCCCACCAGGGGCACGATGACCGCGCCGATCAGCCAGCGGCGGGTGGCGATGAGTTGTTCTGTGTCCTTCTCCCGCAGGGTTTCCAGGGTGCCCACGCGGGCGGTCAGCGCTTCGTGTCGGAGGTCGTAGATCCGCTGATCCACTTTTTCGTCCATGCGGCGGCCGAGCTGCTGGATGTCTTCGCGGACGTCGGCGAACCTTTCGTCGAAGCGTCGGACGACTTCACCCAGGGTCGGTTCGTCAGGCACGGGCGGTCCGGTGGATGAGTGGGGTCATCGGATCCTCCGTGGCCGTGTCCGTGTGGGCCTTTCGGTGGGGAGTGTGGCATGGGAGTGGGGTGCCGGGTTCCGGTGGTGATTTGACGTGCCACGCATACTGGTATTCAGCCGCCCGGTTATGTGAATGCGAGGCTGTCATGCAGGGAACCGTTCGCCGCCCCGGCCGCCCCCGAGACCCGCAAGTCGCCGCCCGCGACGAGCACGTCTACCAGCTGATCGCTGAAGGCACCGCATCCCGCAGCGCCCTCGCTGCCGCGACCGGCTATGACCGGCCGACGATCGCGCTCAGCGTGCAACGCCTGAAGAAGGCCGGGCGGATCCGCACCTGCGCCGTCGACGGCGCGATCGTCTGGTCAGTCGCCGACGGCACCCCCTGCCCGTAAGGAGGCGCCATGGAAACCGTCGAGTTCTTCTCCGCGGACGACGTCGCCTGGCAGGAAGACGCCCCGTGCGCGAGCGCCGACTTCGATTTCGTGCCCGACCACGAAACCGACCAGGGCGCTATCGAAGCCCAACGCTGGTGCCGTACCTGCCCCGTCCGCACCACCTGCCTCGCCTGGGCGATGCTCCACAGCGCCGAAGGGTATTGGGCCGGCACGACCACCTACCAGCGCAACCAGCTCCGTCGTGTCCGTACCCGCGCGAAGTGCCCGCTCTGCCTCGGCACCGCGCTCGTGTACGAGGATCCCCACGAACTGTGCATCGCCTGCGGCATCTCGTGGGTTCGGGATGTGCGGGAGGAGCCGATCGCCGCTACACGCCTACCCGCGACCGCGGCGTAGCCTGCTGTACCTCGAACGCCCGTTGCCAGGCCTCGGCCCACTTCCAGGCATGTTGGGACAGGCGGAGCTGTTCGGCCACCGCGCGGCCGGCGTCGCTCATCTCCTGTCGCAGCGCGGCCGACTCCCGTAGCCGCTTCACTTCCCTGTACCAGGTCCGCGGCCGGTCCGCGAGGACGCCGGCGCCCATCTTGTGCAGCCGCTGGTATTCGGCGCGCGGGGAGGCCACCCACGGCACCCCGCACGCCGACATCTCCAATGGTTTGAGCCACGACTTCGCCGCGTTGAAGCGGGTGTCCGCGAGCGGGGCGATCCCGACCCCCAGCTCGGCCACCGCGCGCGGCCACTCCTCGATCGGCACCCCGCCACCGGCCGGATCCGCGGCCAGGCCGAACGCCTTCCCCGCACCGGACGGATCGCCCCGCATCACGAACTCGGCGCCCTCGTCGACGAGCCGTGCGACCGCACCGCCAACCACCTCCGGGTCGTTGGGGTGGGAATGGAAGCTGCCGGGCCAGCCCACCACATCGGAGTCCGTGCGGGGCAGCCCGTAGTAGTGATCCGGGAGATAGTTCGGCAACACCACCCCCCGCCCATGCCGCGCATACACGTCCAATAGAGCAGGCGTCGACACCGTCACCAGCGACGCATCCCGGCACGCCATCGCCAGATTCCGCCATGAGTGCCGGTTCACCTGCCCGCCCGCCATCCGCCGGCCTTCGTTCCCGGGGTGGTGCATGGCCCATGCCGGGTTTGACGGGTGAATCGACGACAGGTCGTCGTCGACGTCCACGACGACCGCCACGCCCTTCGCGCGGAGGACGCCCACGGCCTGCGCCATGAAGCTGTGGGTGACCCGCTGCAACACGACCACGTCCACGTCATCGACGAGGACGTCACGGACCTGGTTGCCTTCCATGACCAGGCGCACCGACCGCTGCCCCTGCTCGACGACGTGGACGTCGTGCCCGGCCGCGGCGCACTGCTCGGCAGGCCACAGCATGCGGAAGCTGCCGCACCCAAACGCGTCGGCTGGGTATACGACGACCTTCACTCGCTGGCCGGCTTCCGGGTTCGTCGCACGCTGGTGCGGCCGTCCTGCTCGGCCGGGCCTGCCGTCTTCTCCAGTGTGTTGAGGCGCGCTTCGAGGCGGCCCACGCTGTCCGTCAGCGTGGCGACGGCCTGTTCGAGTGCGGTCACCCGATCCGCGCCCCCGTCGTCGGGTGCGGACGGCGCGCCGCCGAGGAGCGTTTCGAGTTCCGCGCGGGCCGCAGCGCGGATACGCCCGTCCAGAGGGCTGCTCATACCGTGGCCTCCTTCGGGGAAACCTGCCCGCGCGCCAGCAGCGACAGCACCGCGAGAACCACCGCGTTCGTCGCGCCAACAGTCTCCGCCGACACACCCAGCCCATACGCCGCCAGCAGCGCGGCACCCGCTGCTACCACTGCGGTGAACGCCGTCGGCGCGACCGGACGCGTCATCGCGGCGGTGATCGCGCCGAACACGGCGGAGATGACGGCGACGATCGCGCCTGCCTGTTCGCCGCTCATGCCGATGTTGAAGGTGACGATGAGGGAGAGGACAGCGCTGAGGGTGGACACGATCAGTGCGGGTTCACGGCCGAAGATTTTCATGGTCAGGACTCCTTCGTCTTCAGGGCGGCGGCGAGTTCGGCGACGGTCTTCTGCGTGTCGCGGACCCGGCGGACGAGGTCGGCGAACACGGTGCGCCCGGACCAGTAGTGGCCGGGGTGGTTGACGTCCGCGCTGTAGTCGGCGGCGTCGGTCGGGGCGAGGTAGACGCCGTCGGCTTTCGCCATCTTCTGCCAGACCGCGGTGGCGATCCGTTCCACGTCTGCGTCGGTCAGTGCCACGTCGGGCTCCTGCGGGATGTCGGGGGTGTCGCCCTTGGCGAGGGCGATGAGGTGGGGGAAGTCGATGGCGCCGGGGTCGCCGTGGTCGTTTTCCGGGACGTGCTGGTGGCCGCAGATGCCGTTGAAGTTCTCCCACTGGGTGAAGGTCATGCGGGCCGTGCTGTCGGCCGCGCCGGACTGCGGATAGGGCAGCCACAGGGCGGGCCCGGTGAGGGGCACGTGGTGGTTGGCGTTCAGCCAGGCGAGGAAGTCGGCGACACCTTGCAGGGCCCAGTCGGGGGCTTCGGGCCAGTAGATGTGGGCGTACCCGGCTTTGGTCCACTTCGTGTGGGTGGAGGGGTCGCACGTGCCGACGAGTTCGACCTGCACGACGTTGAGGGTGTTCGTCTCGACGCCGCCTGCGAGGTTGCGTAGGGCCCGGCTGGAGCGGTCGATGTCGAAGTGCTGGTACCACTTCAGCCGCTTCGCCGCGAAGTCGGGGACGGCGGTCAGGTTCGGGGCGACCGCGCCGCCGTCGTAGTCGGGGAGGGTGGTGCCCTCCGTGGTGTGGAGGCAGCAGACGTTGACCTCCATGACGTCGCCGCCGTACCGGTTCTGGTAGAAGTACGCCGTCGATGCGCCCGGGTACTTCTGCGGTCCTGTGGCCATGGTCAGACTCCTCCTTCCCGTATGCGTTCGATCATGAGTGCGCCGTATGGCTTGTCGACGGTGATGTACTGCGTCGGCGTGAGGTTGGTGGTGCGGTGGGCGCTGGCGCGGAAGACGACAACGGCGCGGTCGCCGGGGGGCCAGTCGTCGGGGATGCGGTACATGCAGAACGTCTGTCCCGGCATGTGGTGCATGCTGCCGTTGGGCAGGATGTTCTCGCCGTTGAGCGGGCCGATCCGCCGCCACACTTCCGGGGTCGCTCCCTCGCCCGCGTCCACGTTGTAGATCCACGGGTGCCAGCCGATGCCGGTCACCTGGCCCGTGTCGTTGGTCCACCGGCCGAACGCATGGACCTTCAAGTGGTCGCCTGCGCAGACGGGCAGCACCTTGCGGAGCATCGTCGCGTACAGGTCGGGGTCGCCGCTGTTGATCTGCAGCTTCGTCGCGGTGACTTCGTCGGTGTAATAGAAGCCGAGCGTGACCGGGTTCTCGATGTCATAGATCGTCAGATCGGGATAAACCACGGGGCGTCCTCCTACAGGGACATGACGGTGATCGAGCGGTTCGCGAACGTGCCCGTGTTGCCGGATACGCGGTACTGCATGGTGAACGTGTTCGAGCCCGGGGTGAGGGTCACCTTCGCCGTGAAACCGGCGCGCATGAAGTCGTTGTTGGCGGCGGCGTTGAAGCGGAGCGCGTCCACGTCCGACGCTGCAATCGCCGTTGCCCCCGACACTGCGAAACTCATATGCGACGACGCGCCCGACGTGTTGTTCTGGATGAAGCAGGACGCCCACACGATCGCCGCCGGCCCGGTGGTGATCGTCACCGACGGGCCGACAGTGGACAGGTCGGTGTAGGTCACGGAGGTGGTGGTCTGCGAGGTGGAGATCGCCGCAGTCTCCAGGGGGCGTTCCGCGATGGAGTTCGCGCCGGTCGTCACGAAAATACGGCCCGCCGTCGTGGCTTTCGCCGGGGCGGTCTCGGCGAGGTTGTCGCGGATGTGCGTGTTGAACTGCGCGGCCGTGAACACCGTGTTCGCGACCGCCGTCATCGGTGCTGTCCAGGCCATCACGCCACCTCGCTCGTGGGCACGCCGTGTTCGGCGTTCTCGTCTCGTAGTTGTCCCACGGTTTGCCCGTCAGGGATTCCGAAGCGGACCGCCGTCTCATGCCCGGCCGGATACCAGTTCCGGGTGTGCGGGATCGGCCGCAACTCCAAGACCGCCATCAGCTCCGCCTCGTCTGGCGGCCATTCGATGTGGCTCGTGACGGCCTTGCAATACGAGCAGTGAAACAGCGTGCGCCGCCTCGTTCGCGGACCGCCCTTGCGTTCCGCCTCATACAGCTGCTCGGTGCCGCCGCAGCCCTGCGGGCAGTCCGCGACCCACATGCCGCTGTACACGTAGGCGCGGGCCGTCGCCGTCAGCAGTAGCATCCCGTCTCCTCAGGTTCCGAACTCATTGGTGTCGAACTCCGACTGCAGGTCCCAGATCCAGATGGTGTCCGGATCGTCCGCGGCGATCGGGTCGAAGAACCCGTCATCGAACCCGGCGCCCGTCTTGTCGAACGTGAACGGGTTCTTGTTCGGGGCGTCGCGGTCTTTCTCACAGCCGAGGACGACGGCGTGGATCGGCGGCCGGTCGGGGTCGATGCGGGTGATGGTGTGCTCGACCTGCTCGACGAAGAAGTCGGCGTTCAGGCCGAGCTCGTCGTTGCGGATGGAGATCAGGTCGGACACGGTGCGGGTGAAGATCTGCTGCAGGTGCGCGGCGTCTTGGGCGACGATCCGCATGGACACCAGCGGCCGGCGGCTCGCGTACTGCGCGACGATCACTTCGGAGACGGCTTCGACGTCGTTGGCGGTGGCGAGGGGGATGTCTTGCGGGTAGGTCCGCAGCCCGTTGACGGTGATCGACGCGGGGTCTTGTTCGCGGATCTGTATGGTCCGGCCCACGGGCACGGCGCGGGCGCGTAGCCGCATCGACAGGACGGTCGCCGGCCCCCCCGCGGAGGTGATGCGGATGATGGTCGACTGCCCGGAGTCCCGGGTCAGGGTGGCGGTGACGATGCCCGTGCCGATGGACACGATGTCGGGATCATCACCGGTGGCAGTGGGGGCGACCGCGCCGAGGAACGGATCCGACGCGACGGCTTTGATCTCCAGGGTCTGCCCGGTGAGGATCGAGAACGGAGACTCCGTCGACCACACCGCGGACAGGTCCGGGTTTTGTGCACGCTCGTCGACGTCTTGGAGGACGTCGTTGACGATGTCGCGCCAGCCGTGCTGGTAGACGAACGGGGCGGTGTAGTCGAAGCTCATGCCGCCCCCTACGCGGCCACGGTCCAGGTGGACACGCTCGTGGACGTGTTGCTGGACATGGTGATCGACGAGGGGAGTGCCGTCTGGCCCGTGGCTGCGACCGCGTGACGCAGGTCCGCCCCGGTGGTGTTGGCGTTGTAGGTGGTTTGGAGGCCGGGGCTGGACGCGCCGGTGGGCGGGGTGGTGCCCACGGAGAGCACGCCGACGTAGTAGTAGCCGGACGTGGTGATGGCGAGCGGGGCGGTGAGCGCGGGCAGTTTGAAACCGGTGGACGTCCAGTTGCCCGACTGGTCGGCAGTCTGGGCAAGGAGGGTACCGGCCGCGTTGTAGAGGCCCATGAGGGATCGGCCGGCGGTCAGTGTGGAGCCGCCGGTGGTGATGGTGAAGCCGACGCTGTTCACGGTTGAGCCAGCGGGCAGCCACAACTTGTGCAGGTACACCGTTCCGGACGTGAGGATGTTCGTCGAGCTGGCGTGCTCGGAGTCGTATCCCCAGCCGATCAGGAGCTGATCGGCCGGCTTGGATCCTGCGCGCGCCACGGACGCAGTGCTGTCGACTTCTTCCAGGGCCGTGTTGAGGACTTCTCCCCAGGCGGTCTGCCCGACCGTGGGCACGGTGATCATGCGGGTCCTCCTCCATAGGCGCAGTCGCCGTAGCCGCCGTCGCCGTAGCCTGCGATGTCGCAGCATTGGCTGCCGGTGGGTGTGGTGGCGAACGTTGCTTGCGACGTCAGTGATTCGGTGCGCAGCAGGCGGTGGTGTCGGTCCCGGAAGACGAAGGTGCCGTCCGGTGCGACATACGCGATCGAGGGCGGTCCTTCTGCGCCGACCACCTTTTGGATCGCGTCGAAGGCGGTGCTGCCTTCCTCCCACCAGTAGTGGGTGAAGGTGGCGCCTGCGTCGATGTCGCGGCGGCCGGCAGGCCAGCCTGCGGCGTCGAGGATCACGTTGACGATTTCCCCGGTCCGTAGCGCCTGGTACAGAGGGGTGCTGATTTTGACGCCTTGGAGGGTGGCGAGGCCGTCGAGGGCGGTGAAGTCCACGCTGCGGTCGGAGCGGTCGGGGTGGACGGTGAAGTCGTTCAGGCGGCCGTTAAAGAGGGGGTAGGTGGTGCCGGCGTAGGTGGCTTGGACGCGGGTTTCCCGGCCCGGTTCGAGGTCTCCGTACAGGGCGCTGTTCTGGTTTTCCGGGGAGTACAGGCGGCTCACGTTGCACAAGGTGAACCCTGCGCTGCCGACCCTTCCGGGGGACAGTTGCCGCTGCTGGTCGCGGCCGTAGGAAACGCTGACGGTACGGTCCAGGACATCGTCGGTGGTGTCGTCGAACGGGTCGACGTAGTCGCCGTCGGCGGCCCAGTCGACAGCGATCTGGTAGGCGGCTCCGGTAGCGCACGGGGACCACGTCATGAGGCGACTCCCCGGGGGAGCCGGCCCTGGATCCTCAGCCGGTCGAGGGACTCGGTCAGCCAGTTCTCCACCTCGCGTCTGGAGCCGAGGACTCCCGTGTTGGTGAAGTTCAGCTGGTACGTATACGTCATGTTCACCGTTGGTGCCGGCCGTGAAGTGCCCACGCCGAGCGACGGCCACGACGGGCCGGCCGCGGCGGGCCGGGCGGTTGCCAGGGTGCCGGCGCGGATCTGGTCGAACATGGGCTGCCCGTACTGCTGCACCCGTGCCGCGGGAATCACGTACTCGCCGTTCGACACCCGCGCAAGAATCGAATCCGACGTGCCCGTCCCCGCACCCCGCACCCGACCCCCCGACGGGAACCCGACGAGGCCGCCCGTCGCGTACTCGAAGACCCGGCCCGCACCCGCCGTAGATACCGCGGCGCGGGCCTGCGACGACCCCGTGACGTACATGTGGGCGTTGATGTACACGGTGCGGTCGCGGAGCTGGCCGAGGGCAAGCTTCGCCCGGTTCACCTCATACGTGAGGTTGGAGATGTCGGCGCGGACCTGCGCCTTACGGGAGTCCGGCACGGACTTGAGTTGCCTCTTCGCCGAGGCGAGTTTCGACTCGAGGTCTTCGAGGTTGCCTTTCAGGCGGGCGGTCTTGTCCGGCGTCTTCAAGATCTGGTCGGCGAGTTTCTTCGCCTCGTCGCGGGTGAGGCCCATCGCTACCGCGTTGGCGATCAGCTTGTCCCGGCCGCGGGCGTAGATCCCGTTGACGGTCGACCAGGAACTTCCGTTCTCGCGGGCCGCACCTGCCGCCTGGTCGGTCTTCGCGGCGAGGTCGTTCAGCGCGGTCGCTGCGGCCTGTGCTTTGGGTGAGTTCAGGTCGAGCTGCCCGTTGACGAAGCGGAGGCTGCCCGCGTTGTCCTTCGCGGCTTTCGCTGCGGCGTCGATGCTGGCTTCGAAGCCGACCATCCCGCCGAGCGCGCTGCGGTTTGCTTCGTTCAGTGCGGTGACGGCTTGACGGAGTCCGTCCGCTGACGCCTTTTGTGCGTCGAGTTTCGCCGACGTCAACTGGGCCTGCGTCCCGAAAATCCCCATCGCAGCGGCAGCGGCCTGCTGCTCGGACGCCGCATCCGCGACCGCCGACTTGTACGTGTCGAGCTTCGACGTGAACTCCGTCGCGTCCTTACCGCCCTTGGCGTAGGCGGCGGACAGCCGCTTCACCGCGTCCGCAGCCACGGCCGCCTGACCGTTCTTGACGAGATCGGCGAGCGCCTGGTCGACTGCCGCGATGTCGTCCTTCGTGGCGCCCAAAGACTTCGTGCCGCGCACCAGATCATCGACCTTGCCGATGGCGGTGTCGGTGAACGCCCCCAGCCCGGCGAACGCCGTGAACGGCTTCGCCCTCTCCAACGCCTTCGACTCGGCACCAAGCTGGTTGATCTTCGCGACGAAGCCGTCAACGTCGGCGAACGTGTCTTTCAGCTCACCCGTGAACTTGCCCGTGACGGCGAGCTGCTTGAGGCTTCCGGTCAGCCGGTCGACGTCCGGGGGCGCGCCGCGTGCCTTCTTCGCGAGCTCGTCGATGCCGACCGCGACGACCGCGAGGACGCCGAGGCTGCCGGCGACCCGCTGCAGGGTGGTCATGCGCTGCGTCACCCCGGACACGGCGGCGGCGACACCACCGAACCGGGCGCTCCGCACGAACGCTGTCAGGCTCGCCGTGGCCTGCGCCCCCGTCACAGCCGCGAGTGCCGCCGCCGCCAGACGCACCCCCTTCAGCGCGACAGACAACTGCAGCAGCGTCGTAATCACACCGGGAGGAACCGAAGCCACCAAACCGGCGAACGCATTCACCAGCGTCAGCATCCCCGGCCCGGCATTCGCCGCGCCCCGCGCCACGTTCGACAGGGCCTCCATCACGTTCCGCAGCGTCTCCCGCACCAGCGGCCCGTTCTGGTGGACGTAGTCCATGAACTCGCTGATCCCGCCGCTGATCTTCCCGGTGTCGACGGTGCGGAGGAAATGCACGATCGCATCGTTGGCCTTACCCAAGGCCCCGGTCGCGAACTGGGTGAAGCGGGCGTTCAACGCATCGAAGCCGGGGGACGCGAACGAGCCGGCGGCGATCGTCACGAACCGGTCCAGTTGCGTCGACGTGCCCTGCACGAGCGGCGTCATCTTCGGGAACACCGCGGACAGGGCTTGCAACGCTTTCGTCGCGACCGGCATCGTGTCGCCCGCCAGAGCGTCCGACCAGTCCTGATACTGGTCCTTCAGTGACGACAGAGCAGCCGCAGCGGTACGGGTCGCGGGCGGCATCTTCTGAATCTGCCGCACGTAAGCGCTCTGCGCCTCGCTGGCTTCCTTGGATGTCGCGCCGTGCTCGTCGACCGCGTCCTGGTATTTCTTCTCCGCGTCCGCGGCCTCCGTCATCGCCGCGACCTGCCCGGCCGCCGCCGCGGCGAACACGCCCACGGCGACAGCTGCCGCGCCCACAGACGCGGCGATCGGCGCGGCCTGCACGGCGATCGGGATGAGTGCGGGTGACAGGAGGGCGGCGGCGTCAGCCAAACCGCTGACGGCTTCCGTCATCTTGTCCGTGCTGCTGGTCGTCGTCCGCAGGGAGTTGTTGATCAGCCGTGATTCGGACACGAACCGGCCGCGCAGATCCCGCAGCTGCCCGTCCGCGTCCCGCCTCAGCCCGCGCAGGGCGAGCGCTGCGGGTGTCGTGTCGGCGGTGACCCGGATCGACGCGTCACCGATCACACCATCAGGCCCAGGCGTCGTCATTCGATCATCCCTCTCGCGCGGGCCATCTCCACGAACGGCTGGGTGGCGTCCTCAGCGCCGTCCCACCACCACGGTGTTTTCGGGTCGCGGCGCTTCGGTGTCTCCCGGGTGGCGGGCGTCGTCCAGGCGCGCACGTCGAGTTGCCCGTTGAACCGCTTGCGGGCGGTGCCGGGCTGCTCGTTGTGGCCATCGCTGATCCGCTGCACCATTTCGGCGTAGACCCAGTTCAGGAAGCGGTCGGCTGGGAGGCCGGTGGGGTCGACGCCTGCGGCGGCTGCGCGTCCGTCGAGCTCGTGCCAGATGCCGGGCTCGGTGGCCCATCCGACGAGGGCTGCGACGGCTGGGTAGGGCGCAGGCCGTAGGCCTCCAGCAGGTAGAGGACGACGTCGGCCATCTGGTCGTCGTCGATCGGGTTCGTCTTGTCCTTCAGCCGCTTGGCGAACCGCTCCCACGAGTCGGGCAGGAGGGCGAGTTGCAGGGCCGCCTTCAGCAGGTCGTGCTGTTCCTGGTAGCTGTCGACGTTCCCGGTGCGGTTGTAGAGGCTGACGAACTCGGCGTAGACGTCGCCCGGCAGGACGGGCGCGGGCGTGAACGTGTCGTCGTCGATGGTGAAGGCGAGCGACGTGCGTTTGCGGCTGAAGTCCCGGCCCGGGGGCGCGGCAAGGGCGGGTGTGCCGTTCGCATGGGTGAGGAGTTCGGTCATGGTGCGGACGGTAGGCCGCCCCCACACATGATCATTCCGGTGGTTAGAGTGCTGCCCGCAATGCCTGCCGAAGGAAGTCGTTCGGCCGGGTGCCGGGATGATTGACGTACCTGGCGTACACGACTTGGCCGTTCACCGTGAACCGCAGCACGCCCCCCACTCTGCGCGGGCGGATGACGTGCGGGCGGGTCCCGCCGATGACGTACAGGGCGGCGGGGTGGCGGACGTTGATGACGCCTACGAAGTCGCCACCCGCGCCGCTGCGGATCTGTGCGCGGATCGTCGTCCCCATACTGCCCGGCGCACGCCGCACCGCCTCCGCCTCCACACGCAGCAGCCGACGTGTCATGTCGCGGTACACCATGCCGCCCGGCAGACGCAGCATCCGCTGCACCCGCGTGCGGTCCAGGTTGAAACTCGTCGACACAGAGAACATGACGCACCTCAGTTCCGCGGCAGGGACACAACGGCACGCAGTTCGTTGCCGACGCATCCGCCGGTGGGGCCTTGTGCGGTGAGGGGGCGCAGCATGAAGTCGGAGATGTCGCGGGCCTGGTTCATCTCGCACAGAGTGATCGATACGGCGCGCAGCATCTCGTAGGCGTCGGTCAGCACGGCGCGGGCGGACGCGTCGAGCTCAACGGTGGTGGGGGCGGTCAGGGGGTCGTCGGGGTTGGGGGCGCAGCGCACCACCTGTATGACGAGTTCGGCGACTTCCCACGGGGCGTCGCAGCCGTTGCCGACGCGGCGGGCCAGCGGGTCGGGGAACGTCTCGGTCGGGTAGATCTGCGCCACCGAAACGGCCAGCAGACCGCAGTCGCACTCGTCCCAGGCGATCGCGCCGGGCACCACCGAGTGCCGGTCGGGCTTGGTCGTCAGCTCCGCGTACACGGCCTGCTCCAGCGCGGAGGCGACCTGATACCACTTCGTCGGGCCGGTGATCACGTGCCCGCCCTGCGTACTGTCGGCCGGTCCACGCTGTACACCCGCGAGCGTTGCCGCAACCCGGACGGGTTCCACGCCGCAACGAACATGTCCACCAGATACAAGCCAGTCCGGCCCTGCCGGAACAGCTCGCCCACATCCGGATACGAGATCGTCACACCCTGCCGCACCAGCTGCTGCAGCCCCGCAGGAAGCTTGCAGTCCCCACCTGACGCCGCCTTCGCGATCTCACACGCCAACTGGCCCACCGCGAGCGGCGCCCCGTCCGGGAGATCCTCCCCGTACAGGGCGGTCACCGACCACGTACCCGCCTCAGTGTCCGCGAGTGCGAGATCGTTGCAGCGCGGCCAGTCGTCGCCATCCGTGCGCACCAGCAGCCGGTTGTTGTCGACCCGGTACGCGCCAGTCGCCAGCGGCGTCCCGTCGATCTTCACCTCAACGATCTGGTTCACCGGAGCAGGCAGCAGCACTTCCGACACGCGACCGCACGAGCACTCCCCAGCACAGGAGCCGCACGTCAGGTTGAACCACTGCCCGCCGATCAGCGCAGGCTGCGGATACGACCGGCCGCCCGCCCACGCCGGCCCGAAGTCGTCGAAGAAGCCGCCCTCATAGCAGGACCGGCGGCACGGGCGGAGCGTGACCTGGCATGTCCCGAACCGCATGCCCGTCAACGCCCACAGGACCTCTGTGGCCATGGACACCGCCACCCCGGTCACGGCCGGGTTGAGGGTGTCCACCTCGCACGTCCACGTCACGGGCCAATCCGAGCACGGACCGAACTGCCCGCTCATCAGCGCGCCCTTACGCGGAGAGCGTCGTCGGGTTGCAGGCGGCGGTCGGCGGTGCGGTCGTGGTCACGTTCCACACCTCGTGCTCGTCCGTGTCGACGAACGCCGCGGCTGGCAGGTAATCCGCGCCGACGAGGGTGTCCCACGTTGCGCCTGCACCCCGTGTCTCGGAGGTGAACTCGAAGGTAGAGCGGCCGTTCTCGATGGTGTACGTGCCGATCTTTGTTGCGCCGACGTTCGGCCATGCGTGGTAGACGTAGCGCTGGTTCCCGGACGCGTCGCACGCCCCGGCTCCGGCGACTTCCTGCCACACCTCCAGCGAGTACCGGTTGGTGGGGTTGCCTTCGGCGATGGCGAAGCCGGTGCCGGTGGTGGGGCTGCCCGTGGTGAGCTCGCGTGCGTTGATGACGTAGGCGATCGCGGAGACGTTCACCTCGCACATCTGGACCGTGAGCCCCATGCGCTTCAGGGTCGGGTCGTCTTTCTGATTGACGCATGGGGCCCCGGACGCGGTCCGCTCGAAGAACTCCTCGCCGTCTTCGTAATCCGGTTCTCGCTGAACCTGAACGAACCCGGACGATACGACAACCATGCCGGACGTTCCGGTGACGGGCACTCCGCACGCGTCCAGGGCGATGATCCGCAGGTGCGTGCCCTTGATCGGAGTGTCGCAAGTCGACGTAGCTGCCATGGTGATCTACTCCTATTCGGTGGGCACGCCCAGGGTGATGTGCGCGGCCAGAAGGCAGCACTCGAAGCCGAGCAGGTAGTTCCTCTCGGCCTGCATGCGGAGAGTGTTCGTCGACCGGTCGAGGGAGTCCCGCACCTGCGTGAGGAACACCTCCGACCGGTATCCCCAAGCTGCGCCAGTGGCGTAGATCCACGCCGTGCCCGCGGCCGGTGCCGTACCGTCCGGGCCGGTGCCGGTGTAGCCGCCGCCCGCCACGACCAGGTTCCCGGCCGCCGTGTAGAGACGCCCGTCGCGTTCGGTGACGAGGTTCCACGCGGCGAGGGTGGGCAGTGCGGTGGGCGGCACGTGAATGAGGCCCTGGCCCTTGTAGCAGTCGGCCAGCTCCTGCTCCAGCGTGCCGAGCGCCACGGCCACGTCGGATCCGGTGACGACCGGCGTTGCCACCGGCTGCAGGACGACGTCGCCGTCGAGGACTTCCGTGTCAGCGGCCAGGTGCGGGAACACGACGGGCTGGCCGGCAGCGCTACCGGTCCAGAACGCGGTCTCGACCTGCTGCTGCTCGACGCGGGTGAGGGCATCCCGGGCGATGTTCTGCGCGTCGCCGAGTCCGACCGGCGTGCACTGAAACTCTGCGATCACCGTGAACGGCAGCGCACCCCGGGACGTCTGCTCCACGTTGGGGGTTTTCGCCGGGGGTGCCGGCGGGGCGCCGGTGCCGGTGACGGAGAGGCATTCGTCGTAGGTGGTGTCTCCGGCCGGGCAGCGCTCGGTCCAGGTGACACCGTTCTGCCAGTGTGCACCGTCGGGGCTGGGGGTTTGGATGCTGTCCCACAGCCCGTAGGGCAGGGCGGTGAACACCGTTGGCAGGTCGATCAGTTGCCGTGCGGCCATCGATGTTCACCACCTTTCTTCGACTCGTGTCACGGTCGGGGTTCCGGGTCAGACCCGGACCGTGCCGGTGAGGAGCGTCGACGTGGAGCCGTTGACGTTGAAGCCGACGCGGTACCGCCTGCTCTCGTGCCCGACGCGGGCGATGAGGTGCGCCTCCTCGGACCAGGCCGCCGTGTGGTCGTTGGTCTCGTTCAGAATGCTGTCGCGGACGACGCCGAGGTCCAGGCTCATGCCGTTGCCGTGGAGGAACGTGCCGGCCGGGTACATCAGGAAGTCGACCGTGGTCGGCCATGCGGTCATCGCGGTGGCGTTGCCGAACTGGCTGGTGCCGCGGACCTGCCAGTCGTCGACCCACTGCGGGCGGACGTTGCGGGCGAGGAAGTACGAGTCGATCTCGGCGTTGCCGACGGCGAGGAGTTCGACGCCCGCCTTCCACGCCAGGTCGGCGCGGATGACTTCCCGCACCCACTGCGGGAGGACGATCTCCAGGACGTCATCGATGCACATGCCGTACCGCTCGCGAGTGTCGACAGCGGCGAGGGCCGCAGCGTTGAAGATGCGGGGGGCAGCCGCGTCGGTGGCGGCGCCGCCGCTGATGCTGATCGCTGCGGTGGACAGGGTCAGCATCTGCGCGATGAGGTTGGCGTTGACGGCGTGGTCGTGCGCGGCCATCAGCAGCTTCAGCGTGTTCGCGGTCGCCTCGGGGTAGGCGTCGTTCGCGAGGTTGCCTGCGGTGAGGCAGATGCCGTACACGTCGAGGCGGGCCTCGTCGAAGTCGGGGCACGGGACCCTGAGGCACGGCTTCGTGGGGGATCCGGTCGCGGCGGCGATGTCGTCGGCTTCGGTCCACAGCCACGGCACCGACGTGACGGACAGGGTTTCCGCGAACGGGGCGAACGCGATGGAGTCGACGGCGTCCGCGAGGGACGGCGATACAGGGAACTGGACGCCGCCCCGGGTCACACCGAACGTCGGAAGGTCGATCATCCCGGACGAGCAGGCGATGTTGAAGAAGTCGTAGCGGATCTCGGACGGCGCGCACCAGCCGCCGGCCGCGACGAGGGCTTCGGCGTCGCCGTCGCGGGAGGTGAGGAACCGGAAGAGTTCCTCGACCTTGCGGGCGGGGGTGTGGTCGTCGACGGTGTGGGCGAACTCGTTGCGGACGGATGCGACGAGTTGCATGTTGGGGTTGCCGCGGGTGACCGGCATGCTCTTGGCCTTGCGGGCGACGACGTCGGCGACGGAGGCGAGGTTGGCGAGTTCGCCGCCGTGGGCGACGCCGGGGATGTCGACGGAGGCGGTGACGGCGAGGCGCTGCGCGGGGACCTTCGCCGCGGGCGCGTGCTGGGCGGTCTCGGCGAGGGATGCGGTGGCGCGGCGGGCGAGGGCTCCGGCGTCGATACCGGAGCGGCGCTCACCCATGAGGGCGACCATGCCGGCGGTGACGCCTCGCGCGGCGGCGGCGGCGATCGCTTCGGCGTCGACCTGGGGGGAGGTGTCGGCGGCGGCCTGGGCGGCGGGGGCGCCGTTGACGCGGGCTTGGAGCTGGGAGAGCTGTTCGGCGACGCGGTTCTGCTGGAGTGCGGCCTGCTGTTCGGCGCGGACTTCACGCACCCTCAGTTCGGCGCGGATGCGGTCGAGGTCGTCGGTGAGGCGCATCGCGTAGGCGAGGGTGTCGGGTTCGACGTTGTCGAGTTCGTTGACGCGGTTGAACTCGGCGACGGCGCGGGTTTCGAGTTCGGCGAGGTCGGCGTCGCTGGAGAGGGTCAGGTCCGGCGGGGCGTTGAAGAGCTCTTCGGCTGCCACGTTGTCCTCCGTGGTCAAAGGGTTGTTTGCGGGCTCATCAACGCCCTTTGATCACGGAGGTTAGCGCATAGCACACGTACCGGCAAAGAGTCAATTCCCTTCACCGGTGCGGTAAACCTAAAGGTCAGACGGTAGGAGGGGGCGGCGGCGGAGGTACCGGACGACGCCTCTTATTGCAACTGCACATTCCCTTTCACCCCCTTCCCGGGTGGACCCGGCGCGACAGCATCCGCATCACGATCCGCACCGCGTCCCGCTCCAGCGCATCCTGCGAGCGGCCCCACGCCACCGTCGGACGACCCGCCGCCAGCAGCGCCTGAGGCTCACCGGATGCGACCCGCGCCCTCATCTTCGGCACCGGGAACCCCGGCACATTCACCCCCAGCAGACCGACCAGCCGCAGCGCGCCACCGATCCGCCGCCAGTCCCCCGACACCTGCCCGGCCGCCTGCAGTTCGTACACCTTCAGCGGATCCGCACCCGGCCGCACAGCGCCCGCTACCCAGATGCCATGCGCGTCGTTACCGACCGCGACGTCGGCGACCGCCGCACCCGTGTTGTCGTAGTGCTCGGCCGCAGGCGTCGCACCGTAGTGCAGCGGCGCATGCCCCGTCCCGACGGTGATCTGCCCGACCGCGACCCGCGACCCGTCCGCGCACACCACCTCACCCGTGCGGTAGTACGGATGCGTGTCCTCGTGCGGCGGCTGCACGCACACGTCTTCCTGACCGATGTGGCACGACCCCCACTGCGCGGCGTGCCCGTAGATCCGGCCGTCGTCCGTGACCGTGATCGGCGTCGGCAGCGACAGCCCCGGGTCCGAGAACCATTCGGCCGGCGGCCGGAACGTGCCGGCCGCAGCGGTCACCGGGGTGAGCGGCCTGGCCGCACGCTCGGCTTCCTGCAACGTGTCGAGCTCGGCCGCCGACATCGGGGTCCCGCCCGCGACGACGGCGCCCTGCTCGTCGAGGAGGGCGATGTACGCCTCGGCGAACGCGGGGATGTCGACCAACGTGGCGGCGCGGATGCGGCCTCCGTGGAAGACGACCTTTTCGGGCTGCGCGAACAGCATCTCGAACAAGTCGTCGTCTTCACCACTGTCGCCGGTTCCCGCGTTGACGTCGTCGGGCCACACGAACTCGACGTCGGCGTCAGCGATGGAGTCGGCGTCGATGCTGACACCGCGCAGGAACTTGCCCTCGATCTTGGCGTGGGCGCGGCGGCCGTTGTCGTCGGACAGGTCGAGGACGCCCGCACCCATGATCTTGTCTCCGTCGCGCCACACGCGGTCGATACGGCCGACGTTGACGGCCTTCGTGCGGGCTTCACCGCCGTGGGAGTCCTCGATGTTCCACCGCAGCGGCACCGGAAGCTCAGCCCACGTGAGGGCGCCGGGCGCGAACTCGCGGCCGTCGCCGGTCACGATCCCTTCGACGGCGAGGGGCCCTTCCCAGGGGGCGGTCTGCCCGCTGTAGTCCATGCTCTCGTCGCCGTCGTCGCCCGGCTCGTCGCTGCTGCTGGGGGTCTCGGCGGCGTTGAGGGCGGCGAGTTGTTCGGCGGCTGCGGCTTCGGTGTCGTGGCAGCCCATGAGTTCGTTGGTGTCGGTCTGGGTGACGGCCCACGGCGTATCGGCACCGCAGTCCGGGTGGTCCTGCACGATGCTGTACGGCACGGTGCCTCCCTGGTCGGGTTGGGTCGGGGGGATTGTGGCCGCACTCGCAGCCAAGATCATTCCGGCTGCGGTCTGGTCACTGTCGGCAGGCCACACGGTGACGAGAGTTCCCCGGCAGCGGGCCCCGCCGAGACAGCCGGTGTAGCCGCCCGTCGGATACGCCTTCCGCGCGTCGGCCAGCGTCGTGTACTGGGTGCCGTCGACAGCCCGGCAGGGTTTACAGCTGTTGCGATCTAGCGCCTCGCTCGCTGTATATGTGGCTGGGGGTGCGACGGCGAGGACAGCCATACGGCCCTCGTTCTGCGCTGCGGTCATTGCCGCCCCCACCTGCTCCTCGACCTGCGCCCCCGACAGCCCGGCAAGGTGGGAGTCGACCTGAGCGGCGACCTGCTCCGCCGTACCCGACCCCCACACCCGCATCGCCTGCCGGACCGCGGACTGCGCGAGACCAACACCGAGGACGCGGGCTGCGGTGCGGCCGATCTGCCGGAGCCGGTCCCGGAACGCGGCGGCTGTGACGGCTTCGTCGTCGAGGGACCAGTCGGGGACGGTGACGCCTTGCGCCTCGGCCTCGGCTTGCTGCTGCTCGCCTGCCTGCCGGGCGTAGGCGATCATGCGGGCGATCAGCAGGCGCTCCGCGTCCCCGGTGTCGGGGGTGAAGCCGTCGAGGCGGTCGAGGTCGTCGGCTGCGGCTGCGGCCTGGACGGCGGCGGTGATCTGCTCACGTTGCGCGGTCTGGATGTCCGTCCATGCTTCGACGGTCGCGGTGACGGCGTCGTGCCACGCTTTGTCCATCTGCGCGAAGTCGACGCGGGACGCGACCTCCAACTCGGTGGGCTGACGGCTCAGCGGGCCGTCAGCGGCGGCTGCGAGCGAATCCATGACCACTCCGATTCATCGTCGAAAAGAAACCGGACGTGTCCAGAAGCGGCGCATGACGGCCGATCGTGAACCGGCCGAACGGATCCAACCGCGCTTCATACACGCCGCTGGTACCGGGCCGCGGCAGGTCGGCGAGCTTCAACGCGGCATGCGTGAACGGACAGGAGTAGGCGTGCTGCGAACACGCCGGCGGGTGCAGCAGCTCGGCCGGCTGCCCGACCGTGAACCGCACCGCGTGGAGTTCGCGGGCCTGCTGCGCCATCCGCTCCGCACGGGCCTGCGCCGCCGCCTCCCGTGCCGTGTCCGGCGACGGCAACGCCCGCTCCTCGGGTGGCGGGTGCGGCTGCTCGCCGGGCGCGACCGGCGCGGCCGGCGCGATGACGACTTCCTCGCCGATGAGTTCGGTGAGGGCACTGCCTGCGCCCGACGGCAGGGTGTGGATGATGACCTTGAGGGCCTGCTCCTTGATTTCCTCGTTGGTCGGTTTGTCGGCTTCGCTGAAGCCGGTCTCGCGGCGGAGTGCTGCGCCGTTGAGTTCGAGGCGGTCGTATAGGGCGATCGCGTCGTCGGAGCGGTCGGGGCGCAGGGTGAGTTCGGACATGTCGTACCAGACGACCCAGGTCGCCCAGTCTTCGACGCCGGACGCTTTGAGGCGGGGCTGGAGGTAGCCGGTGGTGAGGGCCTGGCAGATGAGTTCGGCGTCGGGTGCGATGTTGACTTTGAGGCTCGTCTCGTCGACGGCCCACGCGTTCCAGTGGTTGAGGTCACCCATGCCGAGGAGGACTTCGGGTGGGATGTTCAGCTGGGTGGCGAGGCGTTTGATCGCGGACTCACGCTTCTCGATGATCTTGTCGTCGATGGCCAGCGTGAAGTCGATATGCGCGATCTTGTCGACGTACTCGGCCGGGACACGGATCGGCATCGGCACCACGGCCGCCGCCGTACCGGGTTCGCTGATCGCGGTTCGTGCCGTCTCGATCCACTCCGCCATGAACGGATCCGGGGCGTCAGCGAACTCCTCCCGGACCGGGAACGTCACCTCATCCGGGAAGATCACCACCCCCGCCGACGCGAGACGCGACAGGTACTGGGCGACGATGTGCCGGTTCACCAACTCCAGTTCCCGCATCGTGGAGCGTGCCGCGCGGGCTGGGGAGTCGGCGATGTGGTGGTACCGCTTGTTCGGCCGCCACACCCTGAGGGGGCGCAGCGAGTCCGCGGCGAGGGGCCGCCATGCGTTGCCCGTGGACGGGCTGTTCTCGTCGAGAACTTCGTACCGGCCGCGCGCGACACGGACTTCGTCGTTGGATCGGACCGACCACTGCTCGACGCCGTTGACGTTCTCCACGATGACGTAGCCCTCGCCGGGCACGGACAGCTGTGTGCCGAGGCCGTCCATGATGGTGGCTTGGCCTGCGACGCCTCCGGCCATGCTGGTCATGAAGTCGACGGCGGTTCCGGCTTCGGCGCGGGTGGGTTCGTCTTGTCCGGGTTCGAGTTTCGCTGCGAACAGGCGGACGCGGGACAGCATTTTCGCTTCCCAGTCGACGGCGTACCGGAATTCGCCGAGGGTGTCGTGGTAGGCCCAGGCTTCTTCTTGCCAGCCTTCGGTGTTGCGGACGAGTTCGCTGCGGGGGCTGCTGATGGGTGCGGCGGAGGCGGTGAGGGTGTTGGGTTGTGTGGGGGTGTACGGCTGTGGGGTGGGCAGCCGGTTGCGTCCGGTGAGGTAGTGCCACCAGGCCACGGTGCCCTCCGGGGGTGGGGGTTGGTCGTCTTGGTGGGCACGGTAGGCGGGCCTTGGTGAAGATCGTTCCGAGGGGAATTCGGAATTGATTTAACTGGACCGGTGAACCTAATTGGCATTCGAGTCCGGCACCTATTTCCGGTCCGGCTTGCATTTGATGCCCCTGTATCTCTTACACTCACAACCACTGTTCGTGGCGCGGGAAGTAGCAGGCATCCACCCGCAACAAGGAGTTCCCCATGGCTGACGCCACCATCGAGATCCACCAGATCGCCGCCGAGACCCTCCTCGTTCCGATCGTCGGGACGACGCCGCTGATCGTGCACCGGTTCAGTGAGAAGGCGAAGCGGCAGATGCTCGACAACATGCAGGGCCGCAAGTCGCCCAAGCAGGCCAAGGACCCGCAGGCGGAGTACGAGGCGGCGTTCTACCGGCTCGGCGACGGCGGGTTCGGGTTCCCGTCGCTGGCTTTCAAGGCGGCTACGGTCGGCGGGGCGCGCTTCTACTCGGGCGTCACGATGACGGCCCTCAAGCAGTTCATGTACCTGCGGGGCGAGGTCGGCGACGACGGCCGCGCGCTGACCCGCATCGAGGGCGACCCGATCATGCGGGAGGACGTCGTCACCGTCGGCCGCAACGGGTCGGACCTGCGGTACCGGCCGCAGTTCTCGGAGTGGCGGGCCACCCTCGAAGTCACCTACGTCACGTCGGCGCTGACGCGGGGTTCGGTCCTGTCGCTGATCGACGCGGGCGGCATGGGTGTGGGGGTCGGCGAGTGGCGGCCGGAGAAGGATGGCGACTTCGGTACGTACCGTGTGGACCCGGCGCGCGAGGTCGAAGTCGTGACGAGCGCGGGAGAGAAGGTGACGGCGTGAGCGGACTTCGGGATGAGCTGCTGACGGTACGGGCGCAGCACGGGAAGCTGACTCCGCAGATCGTTGTGGACACTGCGCGGGATCCGGGGCATCCGCTGCACTCGCGGTTTGAGTGGGATGACGCGGTGGCTGGGGAGGCGTGGCGGCGGCAGCAGGCGCACGAGCTGATCCGGAAGGCGAAGGTGGTTTACCGGGAGGCGGACGAGTCGCAGCCGGAGAAGTCGGTGCGGGCTTTTGTTGCGATTCGCGCGGAGGAGGGGCACGTCTTCGACCCGGTGGAGGAGGTGGCGCAGGATCCGTTCCGACGGCGGTTGGTGCTGTCGGATATGGAACGGGAGTGGAAGGCGTTGTTGGCACGGTACAAGGAGTTCGAGGAGTTCCTCGCGCTGGTGCGCCGGGATGTCGACGCGGCCTGACACGGCAGGCATGGTCCGGCATGGCTGGTCACGTCCCGGTCCCGCATGGCGCGGCTAGGTTCGGCAGGCGTGGTTGGGCGAGTCCCGGCATGGTCCGTCTTGGCGGGGCTTGGCGAGGTCCGGCAGGCAAGGTTAGGCGCGTTCTGTCGTGGCAAGGTCGGCACGGTGTGGCAGGCATGGCGCGGCGCGGCAACGCTAGGCATGTTGTGGCGCGGTGGGGCATCGGCATGGCAGGCGTGGCCCGGCACGGCAAGTCCTGGCCGGGTGAGGTATCGCATGGCACGGCAGGCACGGCCTGGTTGGTTGAGGCGGGGCACGTCCAGGCGAGTCCCGGCATGGCAGGCGTGGCATGGCGAGTCTGGGACGGGTGCGGTAAGGCGAGTCATGGCGTGGCTTGGCGGGGCACGGCAGGCTTGGTTCGGCAGGCACGGCATGGCGCGTGGGTGTGGCATGACTGCGCGCGGCGTGACGCGGTAAGGCAGGCTTGGTGTGGCTGGGCCCGGCGCGTTCAGGCGCGCGCGGTAGGGCACGGCAGGCATGGCAGGCGCGGTTCGTCAGGGCATGGCTGGGCGGGGTCGGGACTGGCACGGTAGGGCAGGCATGGTGTGGCTAGGCGAGGCATCGCCAGGCACGGTAAGGCAGGCACGGTTTGGCCCGGTAAGGCAAGGCGGGGCCGGGCTTGGCGTGGTACGGCAGTCCGGGCAAGGCGCGGCGCGGTCGGGCGTGGTTTGGCGCGGCACGGCAGGCGCGGAATGGTGGGGCCGTCTCTACGGAGGCGGCCCCTACCCATACCCCGCACACACGGAAGGGCCGCCCGCAACACCCGCCGCAGACGGCCCCTGCCTGCACCACCACCCGGAACCCCAAGGGCCCCGCACCTACACCACCAAGCCTACGACCCAAGCCACCAGCCGCGTTCCGGACTCACGCCCACTCCTGCGCCGCCAGCAACGCACCCGCCGCCCACACCGCCAGCCACACCAGCAGCGGCACCGGCAAACCCACCACCGCCCACGTCCCGGCCGTCACGCCGAGCGCCACCCACCCAGACGCGCACCACGGGCACGAGATCAGCTCAGCCAGCCAGAACGGCGACCACCGCCACCGGCGCACATACCGCTGCCGCAGATCGTCGTCCGGATCGTATGACCACGTCTCCCGGATGATGGCCTGCGCAGACGGCGATGCCTCGACGTAGCGCTCATGCTCGGCGAGGGTGAGCGGCCGCCACCCTCCGGCCAGCCTGTCCCGCAGCCACAGCACAGGCGGGAACGTGTCCTCCACCACCAACTTCGTCAGCCGGTACACCGCGAGCGACATCAACACCAGCAGCAGCCACAAGTCCATGCCCGTCACCGTAGCCGCCCACCGACGATCTGCTTTCTGGCCAGATCCCCACCCAACGAACCCTGACCACGCGCCGACGTACCCACCAACTTCAACTGCCACGCCGGCCACACCATCGCGTCCAACCGGTCCGGAGACCAGCCCAACTCCGGATACCAGGTCGCAAGCTGGTCCTCCAGTTCGGGGAACGTCCCGGCCATGTGCCAACGCCCCTGCGCCGACAGGGCAGCGACCGGCTGCGCGCGGACGACCTTGCCGCGGGTCGCTGTGACAGTGCGGATGGGGATGTCCACGCCGAGCGCCTCCGCCGCAGTGCGGAGTGTGGCCACGCACATGGCCCCGCCGTAGTTCGTCTCGGCGACGATCTCGTCGGCTTCCCAGTCGATCGCCGCCTGGACCGCGCGCCGCCCCCACTGATCCGGCGACAGCTTGCATGACCGGTCGTCGAGGACGTACCCGTGATGCTGCGGCCGGCCCCCGTCGCCCGGGATCACCAGCCCGGACTTCCCGACGACAACGATGCCCTGCTCCCCAGCCCCGCCGGACGGGTCGACACCGACAGAAATCCGGGTGAGGTCCGGTACCTCGTCTGGTCTGACTCGCGTCTCCTCCAGCGTGGCGCGCGTCCACAGTGCTTCCGCGACCTCGTCGATGAGGCGGCCGTGGAGTTCCTGCGCGCCGATGTCGGTGCCCGCATACGTGTCTTCCAGAGCGTCCTTCACGGTCTGCTCGAGGTGCGGGTTGTCGTACATCGTGGCGTGCGTATGGACGACCCCGGCGATCTCCCCGGACAGCATCCGCTTCAGCAGGGGGCGCGGCTTCGGGGTGGTCGCGGCGATCCAGTGCGGGCGCGGCCCGGAGCGGAGACCGAAGCGGAGCTGGTCGTAGGTCTGCTCCATGTACCGCCACGTCGCGAACTCTTCGAGGACAGCGAGGCAGTTTGCTACGAGGAGGTCGCCAGCGAAGAACTCGTGGTCATGCTCCACTGTCAGGTCGTACACCCTGGCCACGTCGCGTGTAGGCGTAGAGCGAAGTACACCGGCGTGAACAGGTGCGCGTCGGTTGGTACTTGACGCAGGTGAACCGTGTGTCGCACATGCAGCACACCCGTTCCTCTCGTGCGCGAGCGCTGGTGACGACGCTACGGCACCGGTCTGAGCACCACTTGGGCACGACGGCCCGGGTGCGTGACTCGAATGGCTTTCCGCACTCCAGGCAGACGTACTGTCGGTACTCGGCGGTTCGCCATGAGGCTTTCCCACCCTGGCTGTGCCACACGGAGCTGCGATGCTCATCGTGCTCTGCCAGGTGATCAGTTCTCCTGAGCAGTGCGAGGTTTTCAAGCCGGTTATCAGACTTGATGTGGTTCTTGTGGTGGACGTGCATTCCTCGCGGTATGGGGCCGTTGGCTTCGGTCCATACGTAGCGATGCAGCAGTCCTCGGTGCTTGTTCTGGTAGTAGCCGTCCTTCCGAAGATGCCACTTGACGCCCGCGTACTCGACTGATGGTCCGTGCTTTCCCATGTGAAAACTGTATCGGTCGTCCGGACCAGCGAGACTTGTTTCCACCCGTTTGTGGTCCATACCTCATGGTCCGGGGTGAGCCAGACATGTCCGTCCTGGTGCTCGTATCTCCGCACCGGCTTCACGCCGTTGTCCCACACGCGCAGCACGCGCCGTAGCCCGTTACGTGTCCAGACCCGATCCCCAGGCACGATGTCCTCGATCGGGCGCGGCCCGTGCTCGGTGCGGACCAGCGTGCCTTCCCGAACGCACGAGTTGCCACCGGCTCGGAGGCGTTCGACGTCTTCGGGGGTGTGCGATCCAAAGAGCTTGGCCTGTGATCCGTTGGGCCAGCGGATGACGGTACCGCCGGGCGCTTGGACGAGGCGGGCGCCGGGGTCGGCGTTGCGGATGCCGCCGGGCCCTTCGTACATGGACGTGACGCCGTCACCGAGCGTTGGGGCGATGATCGCGATCCAGTGGGGTACGGCTCCGGGGAGGCAGGGCGGTCCGGCGACGTGCTGGCGAACGTACTCGGCGCAGGCCTTCGACTTGCCGGCACCACGGCCGGCCATCAATAGCCATCCGGTCCAGTTGCCGTCGGGTGGGATTTGGTGGGGTTGTGGTTGCCAGCGGGGTTTCATCTGGGCGGCGAGGAGGGCGGCGGCGCGTGCTGCCACTGTTGCCCGGTCGTCGGTTCCCATGGGCGGATTGTCGGTGGTGTGGGGGCGCTCGGGTTCCGGTGGTCAGCGGTGGCGGGCGTCGCCGCGGGTGGGGAGTCCGCTGGTGTTGCCTCCGCCGTGGTGGTGCCAGGTCCAGGAACGTCGGGGCAGGTGCACGATCTTCGCTCCGGCCGCGACGCAGCCGAGGGTGAACTGGAAGTCCTCGCCGGACACCTGCACGTCCGGGTCGCGGGTGAAGCCGATCTCCTTCGCCAGTTCGGTGCGGACGAGGATGGTGATCGTCGTGCTGTTCGGCTGCTGCGGGTCGAAGGGCTTGCCGTAGAACATCGGGAACGGATCCGTGCCGCCGACGACGCGGAACCACGGGTACACGTAGTCCGCCTGGGTGTGCTCGGCGCAGGCGAGGAGGTGTTCGATGTGGTCGGGGTCGAGTTCGTCATCAGAGTCGAGGAATGCGGTCCACTCCGTGTCGACGAGGGCCAGGCCGTGGGTGCGGGTGATGGCTGCGCCCATGTGGTGGATGTCTTCGGCGAGGATGTGGTGGACGGGGATGGTCTGTGCGCGGACGGAGGCGGCGGCGCGTTCGAGCATGCCGTTCGCCCGCCGCTGGGCGTGGAACGGCGTCACGACCGTCACACCCGGCTTCACCGTGGGGTGCCCTTCCAGTGCCCTTCCCACCCGTCCACCACGTCGAGCTCCAGGGTCTGCCACAGGCGGATCCCGTAGTCGGCGTTCGCCGCGAACAGACCGTCAAAGTAGTGGAACGACTCCTTGCACCAGAAGGAGACGTGCGTCGGGTCGGCGATCGCATGCCACGTCCCGACCATCAACGGAACGATGATCTCAAAGACGCCGCCGGGGCGGAGGACGCGGTGGGCTTCGTTCATGACGTCGATGCGGTCCTGCCCGGCCGGGATGTGCTCCATCACGTGCGAGGCACGGATCGCGGTGACGGTGTTGTCGCCGGTCGGCCAGGGCGTGTCCTGCGCCATGCGCCGCCATTCCCCGACCCCGTTACGGGAGTCGAGGTTGATCCACCCGGGTTGAACGAGGGTGCCGCCGCCTATCTCGATGCTCGTCATCCGTGTCTTGCGCTCCCTTCATATGCCAGCCACGGCGTGGCCAGATGCGTGCCCGGGAACGCCATCGGGCGTAGCCCCGTCTCCCGCAGTACAAACGGCTGCGAGATCTGATCCTGAAACGACCACTCATACGTCTCCGCGAGCCAGCGCGCGCCGAGCTCCCGCACCGCGTCCGTATGCCGTCGGGCGATCACCCCCGTCGCCCACAGGCCCCAGCCTTCCGGGTGGCCGAGGAGGCTGTAGTGGTCGGCCTGCTCCAGCACCGGCTCCCCCGCGTACTTCGCCAGCCCGGCGGACTCCTTCGCCTCCGCGTACAGGCAGTCCCGCCACGGATGTACGAACTGGGCGACCGGCTCGACGTCCGTCAGCCCTGCGGTGGCCTCGACGGCGAACCGGTCGGACACGACCCGGAACGAGGCGTCCACCCACAGCGACACCGGGGCGTCCGTGTACTTCCACGGCTCGTACTTCGGATGCTTCGCCGCCCGATTCGGATGCACCCCCGGACGCGGCTCATACACCAGCGTCCACCCCTGTGCAGTCTCCGCATCCGGCGGCGTGCCGTCGTGGACACAGATCCACTCCACATCCACCCCGGCCTGCGGCAGCACCGGCTTCAACTCGTCGTACCCGTCGTAGATCGCCGTGATCAGCGCAACATCGCTCATACCGGAGACCGGTACCACTCGACCGCCGCAGCCACGCGCCCCCAATCGTGTTCCGGTTTCCAATCCAGCCGATCCCAGCCGTCGCCGTCCGCGACAATCCGGGTCGGCCGTTCACCCGCCCGCATCGGCAGATGCTCCACCCCCGCCGTCGACCCCGTCTGCTCCAACACGAATGCGGCGAGCTCGTTCACCGTGACGGCCTGCCCGGTGCCGGCGTCGAACGTGACGTCGTCGCCGTGGGCGGTTGCGGCGATGAGCATGCGGGCGACGTCGTCTGTGTGGACGAGGTCCATGGTTTGTTCGCCGTCGCCCCACACGGGGAGCGGCCGGTTCTCCCATGCGGCGCGCGCAAACGTGGGGAGGATCTTCTGCGGGTGGCCGGGCCCCCACTTCTGGCCGGGACCGTAGGCGTTGAAGGCCCGCACGTGGCTCACGGGGATCCCGTAGGCCTCGTGCCAGGCGGTCGCCAGCCGGTCGGCACACACCTTGGTGGCGGTGTACACGGAGGGGAACACGGGCGGCATGGTGATGCCGACGTAGCCGGCCCCGTGGTCCTGGCACCAGCGCAGCACTCGCAGGGTGCCGATCACGTTCGCGTGGACGGCGGACTCCGGGGCGTCGAACAGCTCGCTGGTGCCGAGCATGCCGGCGAGGTGGATGACGGTGTCCGCGCCCTTGAGTGCGCGGAGGTCGCCGAGGATGTCGTTGCCGTGGGCTCGGTCGAACGACCACGCCTCATGCCCGGCCTGCTCGGCGGCTCGGATGGCGGCCTGTCCGAGGAAACCGGACCCGCCGGTGACTGCGATCTTCAACGGTCTCTCCTGATTCGTCACCATGGGGTCCGCCCCCACTTCGCCTGAAAGGTGGCCCGGTCCCGACCGGCCTGCTCGCCGAGCTCGGGCCGCTCGTACATGGATCCGTTCGGGCATCGGTGCTCCACCTGCAGTCCGGGCACGAGGAGCGCGCCTCCGTGCTCGCGTGCCCACCAGTCGGCCGAGTCATCGCCGTACCACCAGGCAAGGTCTTCATCGAAGCGTTGGCCGGTCTCGCCGCGCAGCATGTACGCGTAGCCGGTGATCCGCTGCCGCAGGTCGATCGGCTCGGCCTTCGTGTGCAAGATCTGCCGGGTGCCGCCGTGCTGGTCGGGGTAGGCGAGGACTGCGGTAGTGGAACGCATCGCCGTCGACAGCCCCTCGACCCAGCCGGCGGGGACGGTGACGTCGGAGTTGAGGACGGCGATGTCCCACCGCTCGGCCCCGGCGCTGTGGGCGCCCGCGTCGGCGAGGGCCAGGCCGACGTTCCACAGCGTGCTGATGTTCGGCGGGTCGATCGGCACTGTCACGACGCCGACCGTGCCGTGCCACGGCTCCGGATCGATCGGCGGCGACGACAGGTTGTCGATAACGATTACCCGGTCCACCTGATCGACCACCGACGTGATGCAGTCGGCGAGCATGTCATGCCGGTCCCGCGTCGGGATGACGGCAGCACGGTAGGGGATGGTCACGCCGCCATGGTTCCAGCGAATCCGACGACCGCTTTCCGGAGCTTTGGCTACTCGCCGCGCGTCAAACGGTGGGCGGTTGCGATGCTCACTCCGAACGCTTCAGCCAGCTCTCGCAGGACTGCGCCCGCTTTGCGCTGTGCCCGCATCTCGGAGATCTGGCCGTCGGACAAACTGATGCGACGGATCTTCGCCCGGTTCCTTGTCTGCGTCGAGCGCGAAGCCCAGCGCACGTTCTCCGGCGTATACCCGCAGTCGTTGTCTACCCGATCGAGGGTCATGCCCTCGGGGCGGTCTCCGAGGAGACTGGTGATCTCTGCCACGAAAACAGTTGGGTCGTGCCATTCGGCGTGCACGGTGATTCCTCGGCCGCCATATCGGCTGTACCAGCGGTGCTTTGCGTTGTAGCAGCGGGACATCATTCCCCGCCACGTCGGATACAGCGGATGTCGTTCGCCGTCGCGGGCGAGGCCATGCCGGATGTTGGCGGTCTGAAGGGATGGCAGGCGTTCAACAGCTTTGGCTATGCGCAGGCACCCGCATGACTGGGCGAGTCCGGTTCGCAGGTTGGTCAGGCTCACCACGGTTTCTGTTCCGCATGCACAACGACAGAGAGCTCCTCGAAGGCCGCTCTTGAAACCGTGGGAGGCTCGGCCTGGCGTGAGGGCCATGCGCTCCTCCTGCAGGACGGTCAACTGACCGAAGACCTGGCCTAGCTTGACGTTGAACCGGACTCGCGGCGCCATCTACACATCCAACCACCTGGGGTTTTCATCATACCACTTGGCGATGTCCCGAAGAGATTCATCGAGTGGTCTCGGCCCCGGCCAGCCCAGCGCTGCCAGCTTCGACCCGTCCAGCGCATACCGGTGATCGTGCCCGGGACGCTGGCCGTGATAGTCGATCAGCTCGTAGTCCAACGTGCGGCCGGCGGACGCGGCCATCCGCAGGGCGACGTCGAGGTTCGTGGCTTCCTCGCCGACGATGTTGTACCTGAGCGGGCCCTCGGGCATCGTCGGGTAGTACGTCAGCCGCTTGTCGCCGTCGAAATGCTGGGTGAGCCACAGCCACGCCGCAGCGAAGTCACGGGCGTCGACCCAGCAGCGGGACCCGGACACTCCGTCGGGGCTGGCGTGCACCGTGAGTTTCTCCCCACGGTAGATAGCGCGGGCGATCTTCGGGATGAACTTCTCCGCCGCCTGCGGTGCCGGCGCAAGGAGGTTCATCGTGTTCGTGACGATCAGAGGGATCCCGAGGCCGCGCCAGTACGAATACGCAATCGCCTCCTGCGCCGCCTTGCTGGCCGCATACGGATTCGACGGGCGGATGCTGTCCCACTCGTGATGCCGGTAGCCCGGCGCGGCCGGCCCGAACACCTCGTCCGTCGACATCTGCAGGAACAGGCGCGGCTTCGCGACGCGGGCGTACTCCAGCATGTTCAGCTGCAGCTCGACGTTGTTCCGCACGAATGACACCGGGTCGGTGAGGGACCGGTCGACGTGGGACTCGGAAGCGATGTTCCACACGTAGTCGACCGGTCCGATTCGCTCGGCGAGGATCGGTGTGATGGGCAGCGCCAGGTCGTGGGCGATGACGTCGACGCGGGCGCGGGCGTCGGGCTGGGCGTCGAGGACGGCGTTGATGCGGGCGCCGTCGCCGTGGTGCCGGTAGGAGACGGGGCACACCACGTGCCAGTCGGTGTGGGTGAGGACGTGGGCGAGGACGGTGGAGCCGACGAACCCGGATGCTCCGGTGAGGAGGATGCGCATGCGCGGCAGGGTGCCAGCCCTGGGGGAGTGATCATTCCGGGGTGTTGCCGGCCGGGCTGCCGGCTTCGAGGAGGAGCTGTTGCGCGGTTCCGAGGGCGGCCATCCGCTGGTCGGGGTCGAGGTTGAGGGAGTCGAGGACGCCGCCGAGGACTGTTGCGACGAGTTCCCCTTCGAGGTCGAGGCGGCGTTCGAGGGCGACCATGACGCCTGCGTCGACGGCTTGTTTAGCGGTGTTCGCGGCGAGTTTGCGTTCGTCGCGGGACTGCCGCATCCACTTCAGGAGTTCATCCGGCGGGTTCAGCGGGTCGCCGCCACCGGCGACGTGTTCGCGGAGCCGCTCCGTGATGATCGTGTCGACGTAGGCGGCACGGCTCGTCGCGGTTCGCACCAGGCCGAGGAGCGCCTCCTGCGGGGTGATGTTGCGTTCGGCGGCGATCTCCTGCGCCATGGCCCATGCCTCCTCGACGTGTCGGTTTGCGCCGCGGTGCCAGATGCAGGTGCCGAGGCCGGGGTGTTTGGTTCCTTGTCCGGCGCGGTGGGAGCACATGCGGCCGTTGAGGTTGCGGGCGGGGCAGCGCGCCGGGTAGGCGGTCATGGTGGTTAGTGTGGCGTGGCTTGGGGTGGTGATCTTCCGGGCGTGGGTGTGGCCCCCTTTCCTGGTGTGGGAGGGGGCCGCAGGACGGTACGGGGTCAGGGGGTGGTGGCCCACTTCAGCAGGCTGTGGAGGTCGTCGCCGGGTTGGCTGATGTTCTCGGGTTTGATCTGGTCGAGGTCGTCACGGACGGCTCGGGCTTCGCTCGCGGTCATCAGGACGGTGACGGTGCCGTCGTTGGTGACCTTCACAATTTCCATGGTGTTCTCCTTGGTGGCGGGGTTGCGGCGGCGGCGAGGGTCAGGCGGTCCAGCGTCGTTCGGCAGATGGGTCGTAATGCTCGCGGCGGGCGGGGTCTGTGCTCTTGACGTGTTCGGGGCTTTTCCAGCAGACCAGCGTCCGCCCGTGTTCGGTGGTGGTGGCAAGGCATCTGGTGTGGATGCCGGGCCTCGGGATGCGGGCGGTCATGTGGTTCATCCTGTCGTGGTCAGGCGGGGGTGTCGTCGTCGGTGTTCATGCGGCGGATCTGCCGGAGCGCGGCACGCCGGGTGCCGGCTTCGAAGCGGTCCCAGCCGTGACGGCGGAGGCGGGCTTCGGCGAGGAGGCGGCGTGCGGCTTCGGGGATCTCGTCGGGCATCGTGGCTCCTAGGCGGCGAGGGCGTCAGCGAGGAGCTGGACGCGGGCGACGGCGGGGCAGTCGACGGGGTAGAGGACGGTGACCGTGGCGAGGCCGGTGGTGCGGGCCGGCTTGTCGGTGGCGGCGGGGAGCTCCACCACGTAGGCGGTGCGGTGGACGGTGTAGGAGATCAGCCGGTCCGGGTCGATGCGGAAGCTGCGGGCTTCGCCGGTCTCGCGGTCCATGGCCTTGAGGAGGATGTCGCCTGCGTTGCTGATCACGATGTCGAACAGTTCGATCGTGCGGACTGTGGTGGTGCCGTCGGCCTTTACGTAGGTGATGGTGACCGGGTGCTTGGCGTCGAGGGCTTTGATGAGGCGGGTGAGGGTTTGGGTGGTGGTCTCGTTCTTGGTGTGCCTCATCTGGTGCCCCCTCGTTCGTTCCTTGTGAGACCAATGTATGCCTACTCAGTTCTCATGTCAACACGGTATGCCCATTGAGTTCGCCTACCGGAATGGCATACTGGGGAGATGGATGAGCCCATGACCGATGAAGAGAAGATCGCCGAAATGGCAAAGCGCACCCAGCGCATGGCCGACGACAAAGCCTGGATCTTCGAGACGATCCCCGAGGTCTTCCCCGAGAAGCACGGCGGCCAGCAGATCCGAGGCCGGCTCACAGCCGTCGTCAAAGCCACCGGTCTGACCCGCGAGTACGTCGCCCGCATCCGCGACGGAAAGGTGAAGCCCTCATGACTCGTCTCACCGCCGTACAAGCCCGAGCCGCCGCAGACACCTACGGCTGGTCTGTCCTGCTACACGACAATGGCGGCTTCCTAGCCCAGCGCGGCCGTCACCATCTGATCGTGACCTTCGCCGAAGACGGCTCGTTCCAGCACGCCGCGGTGCGTGAGGGACTCAACGGGCCCGAAGCGTTCCTGACGGAGGGCGACGTCGTGCCCAAGCTTGCACGGCATGGAGCAACCTTGGCGCGCCCGGTGAGCGGCGAGGAGCAGTCCGCATGAGCCCCAGCGAGGAACTCCGGGCCGCAGCCGCCGCACTGCGCGACGACGCCCAGTCCGTCATGCCGCACAACATCGCCACGTCCCTCGCTCACCTCCTCGATCTGGAGGAGAGCTACCTCATCGGGACGCCGGACAACGAGCGGCTCGCCCACGTCCGCGCCGCCCTCACCGTGGCCCGGGAAGTCCTCGGAACGACACCCACCCCGGAGCGCCCGGTGAGCGGCGAGGAGACCACCACATGAGCAACCACTACCCCAGCCCCAGCCCCCGCGCCCGCGCTCGGGCCCGCCAGCAGGAACGCTCGGCCACCGAACGTCAGATGCGCCGCAGATTCCTGATTGGCCTCACAGCCCCGGCTCTCATCTGCGCTGTCACCGCGATCATCGTCCGACCAGATTCATGGCTCAGCTGGGCACTGATCGTCGCCGAACTCCCGGCTGCCGCCGCCGGTATCGCGATCGTGTTCATGCTGCAAGACCGCAAGCCCCGGGCATGACGGAGGCCCCGCACCATCCCAGTGCGGGGCCCCACCGCTGGCCTGTCAGCCGATGCTGCCGTTGACCTCACCATCATCGGAATAGTCCAACAAATCCCGATCCCCCTTCGGCATCTCATCCAACGTGTGCTGAACCACCCACCCCGCCAACAGCGTGTCGTAGTCCTCCTGCGACAACCCGTCACACGCCTCCGGCCGGTCCGTCTTCGTAGCCGCCGACGACAACGCTTTCTGGCAGTCCTTCACCATGTCGTCATACGACGGCTGCATCAGCCACCACACCAGCGCGGCAACCCCGCCGGCGATGGCGATGACGGCAGCGGTGATGGCAAGTCTTGGACGGCGCATGGGTCCCCCAGGGTGGCGCGGTAGGTGCCCGGGATCGTAGCGGCCGGCACCCACCATCGGGGAGGGAACGGCGAAGGCCCCGCCGGCGGGGGGACGCGAACGGCGGGGCCTCGTTATGCCGGGCACTACCCGGCGCGTAGCTCTCAGTGTGGCAGGCGGCTCACAGCTCCGCACGGTTTGTCCCGAACCAGCCCGCATGCTGGTGAACCTCCTGCCGCACATGCGTCACCTGCCGCGGCCCCAACATCCGCGCCGCCAGCAGCAGGCCGACGAGGACCGCCAGCCCGGACGTCCCCATCAACGCGATACCGGCGGCCAGCTGGCCGAGGCCGAACCCGACCCCCGCGCCGGCCGCGCCCACGCCGACCCCGCCCGCCACAAGGCGCTGCGCGAGCGGGTCCAGCAGCGGCTGCGGGGTCAGGTCCCGCGGCACGCTCGCAACCACGGGCTGCAGGGCGGAGCGGCGCACGGCAACGGACCGGTTCGGATCGTAAGGGTCGGGGACGTGCACGATCGGATCCGCCTCGCCGTACAACTCGACGGGCGCCGCACGCATCACCGGCTGCGGCTGGGCGTAGGACTGGAAGTGCTCGGGCAGGCCCCCGTTCACGACGCCTCCTTCGGTAGGTAGTAGCGGGTCGAACGGCCGTCGCGGCGCTCGCGGACACCGTGACGTGTCCACTCGTCGATCGCGCGCATCGCCGTGTCCCGGGACACGCCTGCGGTCTGCGCGAGCTCCTTCTTCGTCGCCCCGTCCGGACTCGCAGCGAACAGCCGGTACAGGTCCGGCCACTGGTCCCGGCCCACACCGGTGCCGTCAGGGAAGCGGAGCGGCGCGAACTGCTCCACCCACGGCTCACCGGTGATGGCGGGCTGCTCGTCGGTGTCCTTCATGTCGGAGTAGAAGAAGCCGACCTCGGTCGCAATGTCCGTGTCGGACACGTACTCGGCCCGGTACACGCGCGGCCGGTCGTGCTCCGGCGTCTGGGCGAGGAACTTCCCCGGCAGGTCCAAAAGCTCCGGCCGCCAGCCCTTCGTCTGGCATCCCTGCCCGAACACGAACGGGGCGTGCCCGGCCTCACCGGCGCGGGTGGAGATGCGGTTGGCGTAGTTGCCGCGGGCGTCCGTGGATCCGCCGAACACCTTGCGGGAGGGCTGCTGCGTCGCGGACACGAACTGGATCGCGAGGAACCGGGCGATCGCGAGCAGGCTCTCGTAGAGGGCGGCCAGGTCCTTGTCCTGCCGCATCAGCTCGGCCAACTCATCCGTCACCACGAAGATTGCGGTGCCGTGCTCCCCCGGCACCCACTTCCGCACCGGGCCCCGGCCCTCCGCCATCGCCTGACGGGACAGCTCAGCGAGGATCGCACCCCGCCGATCACACTCGCCGCGGATCCACTCGAGCAGAGCCCGCGCCTGCTCCGCGTCGCGTGCCAGGCCCTTCATGCGGCCGGCCCACGGTCCGAGTTCGGGGGCACCGGGCTTCATGTCGATGCCGTACAGGTCGACGTCGTCGCACCGGTTCAGCCGCTTGAGGATGAGGTTGACGATGCCGGACTTCCCCCAGTCCGATGCGCCCGCCACCAGCGTGTGCCGGTAGAGGAGGGTGAGGAGGAACGCTCCGCCTTCCTCGTCGCGGCCGAGGAGGACCGGCTCCCGGCAGGTGGTGACCCCGGTGTCCGTGACCGTCAGCGTCTGGGCGAGCTGGTCGGACATGGCGACCTTCACGATCAGATCGTTCGCGTCCGGGCCCTCCGCCAACACCAGCTTCCCGGGCACACCCATGTTCGCCTGCAGCTGCTGCGCCCGCTTCACCAGCCCGGCCGGCGCGGTGTTCTTCCCGGGCGGCGTCTTCAGGATGCACGACCATGATCCGTCCGGGCTCCGGTGGAAGGCGTGCACGGCGAGCGGGACAGCGCCGGTCATGGCGTGGAATCCGCGGCGCAGCGCGGTCTCCTCCGGCGACGCTCCGGTCAGGCCGGGGTCGGCGGCTTCCAGACCGAGGGCCTCCGGGAGGCTGCCCTTCGCCTTGACCGTGTCGACGTGCAACTTCATGCGGGCGTTGCGCTGCGCCGTCAGCCAAGGCGTGTACACCCCATACGCGGCGCCCGTCGACAGCGCCCACGCCGTCGCGGTCGGCCACGAAAAACCCGCCGCGACCGCGGTCGTGATGTCCGAGAGGGCGATGAACCCGGCCGCTCCGATGTGCGTGACGGCCTGGTTCTTGTGCTTCAGGCCGAGGAACGCGGCAGCCCCGGATCCCGCGGCGAGGATGCCGTAAGCGACCGCGGGCCCGGCACCGTCTTGGGCGAGGCCGAGGACGGTGAGGGTGGTCGTGCCGCCTGCGGGCGCGAGTTCGTAGCGGCGGCGTGCCATCCACCGGCCGACCGCGGTCGCGCAGTGCACACACGTGGTCCAGGCCATGCGTGACGACGACGATGACGACGACGCCCGCGCAGCGCTCTGACCAGGGACTTTATAGGTTTTCGTTGCGCCTTCCGTCGTCATCGTCATGGGGATCGGCGTGTACACCGGGGTCTGGTTCATGCGGTGGCCTTGACGGTGTGGAGGGCGATGCCGGTGCCTGCGGTGAGGATCCACAGGGCGACATCGATCACCTGACGGACGGCGCGCAGGACGAGCGCGAGGGCGGCGGCGAGGACCACGACGGACGCGCCGATGGTGCGCAGCACGGGCGCGCCGACGCCGTGGGCGAGGGTCCCGACGACCGTCGTGTAGCCGAGGACAGCGGCGGCAAGAGGCACGGCAGGGAACCAGGACACGGCGACGATCGCGGCGAGGAGGCCGGCGGTTGCGGTGAGGAGGAGCGTCGGCTTGGTCACAGGTACGGGTCCTCTCTGGGTTAGGCGGACTTCTGGTTCTGGGCTTCGGCGTAGAGGCCCTGTGCGGTGACGAGCCGGTCGTAGGCCGTGGTCTGCTTCAGGTCGAAGTGGTCCATCACCCATTTCAGGGAGACCGCTTCGGGGTCGCTGGCTTCGACCATGCGGGCGAGGACCGCTTCGACTTCGGCCTGCTTCTTCGCACGCGGCCCCGTGATGGCGGACACCGGAGTCGAACCCGAACCCGAAGTGCCGGCCGTCTTCGCTGGCGTGGCCGAAGCGGCGGCAGCGATCTGCTGGGCGCGCTCCTGGGCCTCCCGCTCCCTGCGGGCCCGCGCTTCCGAAGCCGCCTGCTCGCGGGCCTGACGTGCAGCTTCGACCTGAAGGCGCTGCTGTTCGGCGGCGCGTCGCTGCCGGTTCAGTTCGGCTTCGGCTTCGGCCTCCTGCTGGGCGCGGGCGATCTGGGCGAGCTTCGCTTCGGTTTCGGCTACGAGGATCCGGGCGGCTTCGGCTTCGGCTCGCTGCTTCGCTTCGACTTCGAGTCGGGCCACTTCGGCAGCCGCTTCGGCTTCGGCCAGTTCGGCCCTGCGCTTCGCTTCGGCTTCGGCCTGGCGGAGTTCGGCCTGGTGCTTCAGTTCGGCTTCGGCTTCGACCTTTGCGCGGGCTTCGGCCTGACGCTTCGCTTCCGCTTCGGCCTGCTTCCGAGCCTCGCGGTGCGGCCGCTCGATGGCCTCCTGAACGGACATGCCATCGGCCGTGAGGCGCAAGACGAGGATCTGATCCGCGGTGGCCTTGCGGCGCCAGCCGCGGCCGTGCTGGCGGCGGAGCTGGGCGCGGTAGATGCGCCGCTCCCGCTCGAGGTCGACGACTGTGTCCCAGGCGCGGATTCCCCACAGCCGCTGGCGGCGCCACAGGACGAACGTGCCGGGCGGGTTGAGGAGCCAGCGGGAGACCGGGGGGCCTTCGATGTGCTTGTCGGCGGTGATGTCGGCGATGCGACCGATGGCGTGACGGGCGGCCTCGACGGCGATGACGAAGAGGATCGGGATGGTGCCGTGCATACCGACGCCGAGCTTGTCGGGCCAGGCGGTCGCCGCGTTGAAGGCGATGGTGGCCGCAGTCAGCGCCCAGGCGGTGTATCGCAGGAGAGGGAAGGCGATACGCCGCCAGGTGAGGAGGAGGTCAAGGGCGAGGAAGGCGATGATGCCGGCGTCTACGGCGACCGGGAACGCGTCGGCGAACTGGCCGAAGCCTTTGAGTTCGGCAAGGCGGGTGACGGCGCTGTAGGAGCCGATGAAGCCGAGGGTGGCAATGGTGAGGACGGCGCCAACAACGATCCCGGTAAGGATCTTCTGCGTGCGAGTGAGGGGCTGGAGCGGATTCCCGGGCGTGGTCACTTGGGCTGCTCCTTCCGGGACGCGGCGCTGGTCTGGGTGTGGACGTAGTCGGCGAGGGTGCCTTCGTAGGCGAACCACTCGGTGGTGCCGACGCGGTGCTTGGCGAATTGCTTGTGGTAGGCGCGCTCGCGGCGCTGGTCGCCGTCGACCAGGAGAGCGACGTTGGACTCGCGGAGGGCGAGGGTGCGGATGCGGCGCTTCAGGTCGGTGGTGGTGCCGATCTTCATGCGGTTGCCGTTACGGATGAAGTACACGAGCGGCGCGTGCTTGCCGGCCGGGATCGCCCACGGGACGGCCGGGGCGTCGTCCGGCTTCTTGGGTTGCGCAGGCCGGTCGGTGAGGGTGTAGCCCAGGCTTTCGGCGATCGTGGTGAGCCGCGCGCGACGCTTCTCCCGGTTGTGGGCGTCGTACACGGCGGCCTGCTGCGCGATCTCGCGGCTGATGATCTCGTCAATGACGGCCTGGTCTTCGTCGGGGAGGAGGCGAGATTGCATCCAGCAGGTCCACGTGGAGAAAGCCGCGAAGGAGACGGTGCCGAGGACCGCGAACCAGCCCGCCCGGTCAGGGAGCTGCGAGGCGGCCGTCGCAGCGACGAGGAGCGCGCCGAGGTGGCAGAGCATGCCGACCCTGCGGTGGGCCTTCTGCTGCCTGCGGTCATAGAAGAGCCTCGCCTCTGCCCAGAGGCAGAGTGCCCAGACCATGACCATGCTCAAGGAGGTCAGCCAGAGAAAGGCGGCATCGACCGGGTCCGTGGTGTAGAGGCGGCGCCAGGCGGCCGGTTGTGCGGTCACGGTCAGGTATGCGGTGGCGGCGCCCGCCTGTGTGCCCCAGACGATGATGCGGAGGACGTCCTCGAGGATGGCGGCGAGTCGCCCGAGGGGTTGGGGTGCGGCGGTCACGGGAGTTCGGTCCTCTCGGGGCGGTGGTGGTGTTGGTCGGATTTCCAGGGCGGGCATCCGGTGGGGGATGTCCGCCGTGGGCTACCGGCCAGCGGTTGTCGGTGGGCGGTTCGGTCGGCTTGTCAGCGTTTGGGGATGTCTTCGCCGACCTTGACGTAGTCGATGTGGCCGTCGGACCAGACGACGCGGCTGATGGGCGGTTCGCGGTCGAGGTGGAGCATGTCGTCGACGACGTGGGGTTTGGCCGGTCCGGACTGCTGCTCGGGCTGTGAGGTCTTGCGGTTGAACAGGCCCATGGGGTGGGTGCCTTTCGGTCGGGTGGGGTGCCGGGCCGGCGTGACGGGGGGGTTGGGTGTCGCCGGCCCGGCGGCTGGTGGGGGTTAGCGGGTGGCGGGGAGGATGCCGTCGCGTTGTTCGGGGCCGCCTTGGGTTTCGCGGGTGCGGGCGGCGGCTTGTGCGGTGGCGTAGTCCTGGGCGGCTCGGGCGTGGAGTTGGGGGATGGTGGCGTGTTGGTCGGCGACGGCGGGGTTGGGGTGGTCGCTCATCGGGTGGCCGCCGGGCGGAGTGCCGTTTCGAGGCGGGCGATGGCCTGGTGGGCTTGCGGGGGCAGCTCGGCGCGGAGGGGTTGCGGTTGCGCGGCGGGGGTGGGCTGCGGGGGGTGCGTCTCGGTACGCTGCATTCGTCACTCCTGGTGAGATCAGGTTGTGGCTGGCCGGACAGGGGTTGCGCCCCCCGTCCGGCCGTACTTGTTGGTGCTGTTCCACATTGGCAGACCCTCTTTACAACGTCAAGAGGGTCGGGGAGGATGTAGCCGTGCCCAAGAGCCCTGAACCAGAGGGGAGCCCGCGCTTGATGACCACCATGGAGATCGCGGCAGAGCACGGGGTCAGCCGTCAGACGATCCACACGTACCGGCGGACCGGCGTCTTCCCTCAGCCCGTCGAGGGCGAGGGCAGCACGCGCGTCCGGTTCCGCGAGGACGAGGTGGCCGCGTTCTTCGCGGCGAACCCCAAGCAGCCCGGCGTGAAGCGCAGTTCCCCGGCCCAGCAGCAAGGAGAGCCCGTGTCCACCAGCGTTGATCCGCGTACCGCGATCCTGTCCCGTCTGTCCAATCCGCCGTACAACGAGGTGACCGAGACGCGGTGCACGCCACGGAAGGAGGCGGTGAAGCTGCTCGCGGACTATCGGGCAGCCGTCCTGCGGGAGGCGGCCGACGCCCTCGACGAGTCCGAGACTCTGCGGGACCTGACCGACGACCACATGCACGACGTGAACGCCGCCACGAACGAGCTGCGCCGCATGGCCGACGAGCCGCAGGCCGTGCAGGAGTAGCCCCCGGAATGCAGCGAGGCCCCGACCGTGTTGGTCGGGGCCTCTGCGCTGTGTCACCTGTTCCACGTGCGCCCCCGGCCTCGCGCCAGCGTGTTGCGGGGTCGGGCAGCACACCCATGGTGGCACGGGGCGTCAAGCGGGACAGGGGTCTTCCACCGGCGGCGGGGTGGGGCGTAGCGTCGGGGATTCCACGATGGAGGGCGCTCCGTTGTTGCGCGGCCCGCCAGCCTGTGAGGGTTGGCGGGCCGTCGCTGT